CTTTATCCCACACGCTCCACTCGTTCGGCTTTGCAATTGTTACGATTGTTTCATTAACTTCATCTAAATAACTTCCGTCACTTAAAACTGTCTTGCCAACCTTTATTTTTTCTACTTCTGTCATTTCTCTAAGTTCTCCAGTTTCAGTATCAATAACTGGATTTGTAAGCAACCCGTCAGAATATTTCATTGTTTCCTCATGCCAGTCTGGATAAAACATTGTCGGATTTTCTTTAAATTTCTCCAAAGATGTTACAACTGGTTTTGCTATATTCTCCATTGTCGCTATCAAGTAAATGTAAATTACTGTTGTCATTTTTATCACTCCATTTCTTTATTTTTTATAATTTTTATGTTCAAATCCTGCTTTTTTACAAACAGGTGAAGTTAGAAAACTATAAATAGCATTAAGTAAAATAAGCAATTAGAACTTGCGAACCACTTGGGGGTGCACTTGAGAAATTGCCTCTTCCTCCCATTCTGACACAATTTGAAGCAAGATCTAAGTTGCAGTATTCAATCCAGAATCCTTGATTGATATTAGTGACAGATATTACTTTATCTTTCTTTATGTGAGCTGGTAAAGTAACATACCATTCTGTTACATCCGCTGCGGCTATATATCCTAGCAGATGCGTCATTGACAAAATTTTAATTTTAAACAAATTTTCTATTTTATCGGAAAGTCCAATATTCGTAATATCCACAAATTTAGTAATATCAAAACTCGTACTTGAATGATTCTGTATACACTTATAAATTTTTCCATCAGTCAAATCATTTATATACCATTTCCCAGCTTCTTTATTTTCAACTTTACTTACATATCCACCTAATGTTTGTCCTATTGCTTGTTTCCAAGTTTCCGCATCTATTGCATTTCCTGCTTCTGTTCCAAATTTTACAATACCCTCTTTTTCTGTTGTGGCGTTTGAAGTCTGATTATCGAAATGTTCCAAAAGTTCATACACTTTCATAAAATTCCTTGAAACTTTTCTTAAATCAGCGACTGTATCTAATTGAAACAGTTCAAATAATTCATTTTGAGTAGTTGCAGGTATAATGGTATTTTCATTTATATTTTTTATTAAATCTAGTGTTGTTTGTTTCATTTTTTCTCCCTTCATTTAATATATAATTTTTATGTCGTACCAGATTGGTATAACTTCATAAATCAATTCCAGCCAGTAATCTAAATATTCTTTATCTACAGTGCTAGAACGAAAGTCTACAATATACTGAAAATTATTTTTATCATTCGTCATTGTTACATTGTCGTTATAGATAAAATATAATTTCATTGTATCTTTGAAATTCTGTAAAGTGGTTGCACGCCTTAAAATACGTTTGGAAATGATTCTGTTTATTTTAAAAATTGTTGATAAATTTTTACTTGATATTAATTTATAATGTTCTTCAAAATCTTCTAAAACTTCATTTCTTGCCGTTATAAATCTTCTGTTTTTTACTAATGTTCCAATTATAAATTCCAGTGATTTTAATTTAAGATCCGCAAAATGAAATACATCTTGTATAAGATTTGAATTTCTGAATATTCCCGGAAGGGAATTTATCATACTGTTGTAGTAATCATTTTTAGCAAGATTGTATATAACATCAGCATAATCATTGTCGTATGAAAAAATTAACGGGAACTTTTTTTCAGTAATTTTTTGTGTAAAGTTTACATAATCATCCAATCCAACGAAAAATGAAAAATCACTCACTTTATAATTTAATAATTCTGATACTGTCATTTCAGATAATTTATTCGTATGTTTCACAAAATTTGCTACTTTAGGATTGCTTTTGATTAAAGCAAAATCATTATTTCTACCATCATTTATGAAATCTTTTACATAAAAATTTGATAATTCGCTTATATTAAAATTATCTTTTATATATTCAACTGACTTCTGGTGTACATTTTTTGCCATTAGTTTCTAAATCCAATCACATAAAAATTTTTGGCGATTTCATATTGCATTAAAGCATAAATTATAACCTCATCTCTTGCGTCAAAAGTAGCATAATTTATTAAATTTCCACCAGTTATTGAATCATAAATTCCAATTCCTATTACACGCCCCCAGTCTTCCCTTGCTTCAGGAAATTTTACTGAAGCCAAGTTGCTTGTTTCATTCGATGTTGCTGACCCAAAATTTATAGCCCTTCTTGCATACGAAGCTGAGACAAGCTCTGTAGCATTTTCTTTTCCATTTTCTCCCATTGTAACTGCTGTCAAAAGCCCAGCATAATATGTTTTGCCTTCAAACAGTGTATTCAATATTTTAGCTTTTGCCCCTAATGTGAATCCGCTCATTTTTCCTCCTAAAATTAATCTAAAGTTTTTAGCGTTATATTTAAAACACTTATTAAATCTTCATCTTCCAATATAATATCCTCTTTAGTGTTATTAATATCTATATTTGAAATTTTCTTAAATGCCTTTACTTCTAACAACTTATCAATTACTTCCGCATAATAAATTCTATTCTCTTCAAACAATTTATCTAAAAACACTTGATTTAAAATATTTTTTGTAAGTTCAATCGCACTTTGCTCATTGTATTCTTTGTTTAATATAGCTTCAAATGTAAGACTTATACTTTTCTCTTTGATAGTTTTTACCGTAAATTCCGCGTCTGTTATAATTTCATTATCCAAATATGTTTTTATATTGTTCAGCTCTTCATCTTTTAATTTCATCCCAGCTTCGCCAATTCCAATAATTTTAGCTGTCCCTTTACCATTCCATCTTGGAATTACTCTTAATTTTTTGATATTTTCAAAATTGGCTAATATCATTTCTCTTATCATATTTGCATTATAATTCACGCTCGGACTAGACAATATCTTTCTTCTACGTTCCCGCAAGTATGCGTCACTTTCCTCGTCTGCTCCGTTTGAAATATTACTAAGATTTTCCACCCTTTCAAGTCCTGCATAATTTTCAGAAAATTTATTTATTTCTCCAATTCCGCAATTACCAATTTCTCCAGCGATATTTGCAACAACATTAACATCGCTATATCCAACTGTTCCAGTTTCTTTGTATGCTACTATTTTCGATTCAGCAATAGTGTATGTGCAATTATTACTTGCTACTATCATTCCTTTTTGAATCAATGCACCACTTGTCCCATAAATTCTAACTGTTCCAGTCGCCATAGTTGCTTTTTTCCTAAAGATATAGTCTTCTTTACAAATGCTATCAAGATAAATACCTTCAGCTGTATCAACGCTGTAATTTTTTGACATTTCATCATATAACTTCTGCTGCACAATTAATTCTGTGGAAAATGCTCTCACAATATCTGCCGTAAAACTTCCAGCGGTGTCACTATACTTAATCATAAATTCACCATTAAATATATCCGATACTAAACTGTTTATATCATTTTCATAGACATCTATATCTTTTCTAGTTACCATTTCTTCACCTTCTTCCAATTAAAAATCTTTAAATTCAACTGTTTCAGAAATGTTGAGCATTTCTTTTTCTCCGCCTTTTAATACTATATCGAACTCAAAACTTAGTTTATCTTCTTTAAACTCAGAATAATAATTTATAATTGATTTTATATAATCGTGTTCTTTTAATGCAGATATTATCTCTCTTTTAATCTCACTTTGAGCATAATCTTGATACAGAGGATTTATGCCTTTGTATTTGTTAATTCCTACGCCAAATGGAAATATATCCCTATAGTACACTCTCCAAGCATTTTTAGTAACAATCAAACATTTAATAACCCATTGTTTAACAATTTCCTTTTTTGTTGTTAAAAGAACTGGGGTTCCTTTTTCATAAACAAAATCACCTTTTTTAAAGTCCCATTTCAAATCAAAATAAACTTCAGAATTGTCGTATTCCAAATTCTTGGTATTAGAATATATATCAAGAGCTGTAATCGCTGAATTAGGTAACATCTCATCCACCTGCCTTATTATAATAATAAGCCTTGTCTACTAAATAAAATTTCTTCTGATTTTTAAATTCATTTAAGATAACTTCATCTCCAACTTTTAATTCATCAGTCCATTTATTTGTTCCACTAGCTTTATATATCCCTTTTGCTGCTATTTTATTATGTGTGTTTCCACCAGAATCCATATTCTCACTATCAGTCACATCTATTTCAATATTGCCTTCAACTTCAAATTCTCTGGTATATCCTGCTACTTTTTCAAAAGCTACAACAATTCTATCCGCCTTTAATATTATTCTTTCATCAATTTGAACTTCTAAATTTGGAGGTGCTTTTACAACTTTTCCCAAAAAAGGCCCATTCCAATCAGGATTGCCAAAATTTTTCCTTAAAATCCGAGCTAAATTATCAAAAGCCTTATTAGGTTCTGAATGTTTTGCTTCTTCAGGTTGCAACATTTCTTTATCCATAAAAATCACTCGCTTTCTCCTTCATTTTCTTCCAAGTCTGCTACTAAATTTAAAGTTAAGCTCATAAAATATATCCCCATTCCGTAAAAACTGTATTTTTGACTAAAATTATGATTCACACTTTTAACTTCAAAAACTCCAGCAATACCGGTACTATTTTTAGGAATCTTAACCAAATCTCCTGCTCTTAAAACTGGTACTCCAGGAACTGTCAAAGTAAATGTTTTCTCAAGTTTATTTTTTTCTTTTAAAACATTTGCGGCTTTTATGGGTTTTTTCTCTTTTTGCTTCTTTTTCGATTTTTTACTATCTTTTGCACTTTTACCAGATTTTTTATTAGCTTTATTATCTTTTTTACTAGAACTTTTGCTACTTTTTTTATTTCTTTTTGTGTTTTTAGCCATTACTTCTTACCTCTTGCTTTATTTCGTTTAGAAGTTTTAACCCTAGTTTTTTCAGCTTTTTTATTATTTTTCTTATCCTCTTTTTTATCAGTTTTATTGCTTTTGGTCTTTCCTCTACCTTTTTTAGCTGACTTATCTTGATTGTTCTTCTCTTGTTTAACCATATATTGTAGCAATCCATATTTTTTGATATTTTCTTCATCTCTCGCTGTATCGACTTTATTCATTTTTTCATCATCTCCATCTACGACAATGACACTATTTCTCATATTTTCAAAACTTACTGAATAATTAGGATCTTTTATAAAATTAAAAATATTTACAAATCCATCACCAATAGAAATTTTATATTCCTTAGGCTGTATTTTACCGTCTAAATATTTGTCGCTATTTCGCTTAGCAAAATGAAAAGCATTATCTGCAAAATAAAAATACCAATTTTCTTCGGAATCCTCTTTTATAGTTTCTATTATTTTTTTAATAATATCGGCGATACTTTCCTTGTAATAATATTCATCAATTTTCACGCTGCAGGGTTCAATAGTCCCAACAGGCATATCAAATTCATTTAACATCTTTTTTATACATTTGTCCGCTTCTAAATTATCAAATTGAAATATTTCAGATATTCTTGAAATATAAAAAGCAGGGTCATAAGCTGTAAATTTAGGAGCCTTGCTGTTCACACTAATTTTAGGAATTATTCCTTGAAATATTAGAATTTCCATATTGTCATAAAGTTCCACAAAATAAGCTCCTTTATCCAAATCAATTGTGTGATATGGCATATCTTCCCTATAATTGTAAGCAAGTTCAAACTCCATTTGTGCTGTAATATTGTCGATACTGCTTGATAACTGAATATTATCTTTTACAATGCTTGTCAAATCATATCTTTTACTGTCCGGATCAGTTACTATTATTTTCATCTTTACCACTTACCTTGTAAAATAATTTTTCTTCAGCCGCCTCAGCTTCTTCTATATCCGAAAACTCTGGAAACTCTTCAAATTCAATATCAAAATTTAGTGTTCCAATAGCGTCAAAACTGCACTCAAATTTATTCACAGTTGCAAGAAAATTCAAGTCAACAGGATTTAAAATAGAACTAAGAGTCCCTTTCCCTAATTTCCCTACTAAAATAACCCGTATCGGCTTATCAGATATTTCCAGTGATTTAAATAACAGGAATGTTGTAAACGGGTCAAGCAAATGGTGTGCCGCAAATTTATATTTCTGTTCCGGAATAAAAGAACTAAAAGCTAGAGACTGTAATTTCTTCTTATTTTTAAGTTTTAATATGCCATTTACGGTATCTATACTTTCCCATCCACCGATACTTTTAAATTTCATCTCACTAGGTGGAACCGGAAAAAGATAAAATTCTTTTAATTCTGATATCTTACTATTTATTTGCGAAAACAAGGCATTTCCACCTGCTATACTGTCAACTTTTCCTTTTAAATCATTCAGACCACCTGCTAATATTCCTTTTGCCTTTTCAATAAAATTATTATCACCGAGTTTTTGAGACAAAAAGTCCATTGTGTTAAATGATTTATTCCCTAAAAATTCCAGCTCCTTATAATCAACATTCTCGTCAAATTTAATAAATATTTTATAATCTAGTAGTCCCATAACCTATCCTTTCTGCAAACTTGCCGCAATTTTATTCGCTATCGCATCCCCGCTCGGAGCTGCTGGAACATTAACATTAATCTTAATAGCCCTTACCGCTCCCACAACTTCCCCTAATTTCCCAACAATCGCACTTTTGGTAGAAGAAATTTCACCTTTCAAGGCATTAATTTGCCCTTTAATTTCTCCTAAAATACTGTTTCTAGCCGTATCAAGCGGATTTCCTTTTATATCTGCACTCACTTGTTTCACTGCTTGCTGTAAATTATTAAAAGCCGCAGGATCTATTTTCATTTGAGTATTTGCAAATGAACTAGGATCAACTTTCATCTGCATTTCATTGAATGCACTTGGGTCTATTTTCATCTGGGTATTTGCAAGTGAAGCAGGGTCAATTGAAACTTTAGCTGTTGGATCAAGTTTTACAGTTTGTGGTTGTGCGGGAGCTGAGTGTTGTTGTACTTGTTGAAACGACATCCCTGCTGACTGGGCGTTAGTCCCTGCTTGTGCTATTTGGGTATTAATTTGTGCATTTATATCCACTTGTTTTTGCGCTGGTTTTGCAGCTTCGGCATTCAATTCTTCCATACCCTTTTTAACTTCATTTATTGATTCGGTAGCCTTTTGAGCATCATCTTTTCCAAATAATTTTTTAAAGAATCCGCCAACTTTTGAAATAATTTTTCCAAAAAATAAGAAAGTATTTATAATCCCTTTTACAGCAAATCCAAGCACACCACCGATTATTTGGGCCAACCCTGTTAAAAGAGGCATTATAAATTGCAAAGCTCCTCCAACTACACTAGCTATTGTGCTAAATGCACCTGATATAGTACTCGCAAAACTTTGCCCTTGTGAACCAGCAAGTCCCGCAGCACTTGCAAAACTGCTAAGTAGGCTTCCTATAACAGAAAATACAGCATTAAATATAGATCCAAGAATAGATATTGCAGCTCCAATACCTGAAAATATAACAGTCAATACACTTCCAACAGCCTGAAAAATTGCACTAAATTGACTAGCATTTGCCTGTATGGATCGAAAAAAACCACTAATTGCACTAGCCCATCCACTTATAAGAGGTAAAAAAGATTGCCCTATACTGGAAAAAGCCGTCCCTATTGTCGGAAGAGCCCCTTCAAAACTTTGAACTATTTGTGTCGCCATTGGAGTTATCGCTTGTCCTGCTTCTATCATTCCTTTTGCCATCGAAGCCTTCATCCGATTAATCGAAGGTCCTATTCCTTGGTCCATTTGCTTATACGCCTGTTCAGTCGCGCCATCAGAGTTTTGCATTTCTTTCATATTTTCTGCAAAATCTTTAGCATTTTTTCCGGTAACAGACAAAGCAAATGACCCTGCTTCAACACTTCCAAAAAATTCATTAATATTTTTACCACTTTTTTGTGCATGCTGATCCAATGCCTGCATAGCAGTCTGCAAATTTCCACCTTGTGCTATAAAATCTTTAAACGATTTACCTGTTGCGGCCTTAAATTCTTTAGAAGCTGTTGATGAACCTTTTGAAAATTCACTAAATGCAGCTTTCATCTGTGTCATTGTTTCACTTGTAGGCGTTCCTTTTGCTGTCATAGTTGCTATTACAGCGGTCAAATCACTAAACTGTACCCCTAAGCTGCTTGCTACAGGAGAAACTTGAGCAATACTGCCTGCCATTTCGCCAAAAGTAGTTTTACCTTTTCTTACCGCCGTAAACATTAAGTCACTTGCTTTTTTGGCACTTATATTTTTAGCACCAAAGGCGTTTACAACCGAACTTATACCATCCACAGCAATTGCTGTATCATTCAGGCCAGAGGCTATAGTTGCTTGCTGTGCTACATCCAAAAATCCCTTAACATCATTAGCCGCAACCCCAGCGGATAAAGCCTGATACATCGAAGCAGAAATATTATCAGCCGCTTGTCCATACTTTTGAGATAAATCCAATACATCTTTGCTTAATTTATCTTTAGTTTGCTGTGAAGCATTCGGCAACATCGTGTAAACCATGTTCATTCCCTTTTGAAATTCTCCTGAAGCTTGTACCGCTTTTACAGCAAAACCTGCTGTTGCAGCAGTAAGAGCACCAATCGCAACAACAGTTGCTCCAACAGGACCAGTTGCAAGTCCTGCAATTCCACTTAGAGCAGAACCTAAAGCTCCTACTCCGCCGCCACTTGCACCAGCTTCAGCCGATGCCTTCGCAATATTTTTTAATTTAGTGGCAAAATTTCCTATACTTCCACCAAGACCCCCAGTCAAAAAAGAAAAAGCCTTTTTTCCAAGACTTCCTATTTTTTTCAAAGGTTCTATTAAAAATTTAAGTTTTCCGCCTATCGCACTTATAAGCGAAGCCACTTTACCGCCAAAAGCTTTCATCAGTGAATTTCCTGTTCCCTCGGCGGCAGGTTTTACTTTCTTGATTTGCTCTCCACTTTTTCCGGCTTCGTCCCCCAGTTTTTTCACATCATCGGAAGCCTTTTTAGAGTTGCTGGAAAGTTTTTCTGTATCTGTTGCGGTCTTTTGTGCATCATTCCCCAGTTTTCTTACTTTTTCTCCTGAAGAATTGGCACTATCCGCCGCTTTTGATAAACTTTCTCCTAATTTTTCATTACTAGCTGAACCCGTTTCAGCCGCCTGTGACAATTCCCCGAAACTTTTTGCAAGTGAACTGAATTTTGATATAGCTTCGTCTATCCCGTCAACCTTGACTTCCATAGCCACGACATTTCCACTATCCGCCATACAACATCACCCCCATTTTAGAGTATTCAGAAAATCTCTCATTTTCTTTTTCCTGTAAAATCTCATAAGCCGCTATGTAATAATCCCAGATATAGCCGTCATGTATTTGGCTAAAATCAGCAGGTGTCCATCCTTTTTGCATATAGTAAATAATTGCATTAAGTTCAGAATCAAAAATATTTTGACTTATTTTTTTTTTAATTCTACAACATTTGGATTTTTACCGCTTTCAAAAAGAGCGGTCTGTTTATTTATAACTAGAATTAACATTTCCATAATCTCGTTGTCAGTAAAAAAACTTTTAATAATCCCTGCTCTGCTTTGTGCTTTTAATTCCACCATCAGCTCCCCTGACAAATCTGTAAAATTAGGTTCCACGAAAGTATCAAATAAATAATCGCAAATAACAGCATTTGATTTTGTAATTTTTTCGGCAAATATTCGTTCTATTTCTTTTTTTGAAATAGTAAAATCCGTAATTCCAATTTTACCGCAAAGCTCTATAAAGGCTTTAAAGTCAGGAACTTTTAATTTAAAGACAGTGTCTTTATAGCTTTCTAAAGTAAATTCTACCAATGATTTTTCTTCACGAATTTTATTCGCTTCTTCACGCCTTTTCAATAATTCCTTTAAATCCATAACTTACTCCTTTCTTTCTAAATTAACTCAACAGCTTTAAGATTTATTGGAAGATAACCAATTTTCAATTCTTCGTCCATTTCTTCCCCACGCTTAGCTTCTATAGAAAACCCGTCCTTATTCCAGCAGTCAGTAATTCTAATTGCTTCAGCACCTGCAACATCAGGGTCGTCAACTTGGAAATATAATTCAAAATACACTTCATTCCCCTTAGCCAATTTTGTAAATTTCTTAAACCAGTTTGAATTTAACTTATATCTTTTAATAGTGCCCTCCCCACTAGCACCGACAATCTTTTCACCTTTCTGCCCACCAGGAAGCCAAACTTCTTTTCTCTCTATTTTAGTCTCTATTTTCACTTCAGATACTTCCGCAAATACTTCCCCATCAATCATAAGCGTTCCATGTGAGCCAGAGATTACCTGATTTGCCTTAAATATATCCATTCCTTATCATTCCTTTCCTAACTTTGAATTATAGCTTTTCCAAAAAAGTCTTCCATACAGTCAAGCGGCATTAATTCATCACATCTTGCATAAACTACATCAACAGTATTAATTCTACGAAGTTTAGCTTCACTCATTTTATCCACTTCTTCCTTCGATATACCTTTTTCTGTCATCAAATAGAATTTGTGCCGCTCCACATCAATATCAAAAGAATTTGAATAATCAGGGTCTAATATTCCTTGATTCATAAGACTCTGAGTGTAGGCATTGACTGCATTTAGAAAAGCCATTTTATTTAAATAGCCATTTAATCTTGCACCTTTATAGTCATTCCAAGACTTTTTCAAATCCTCAATTATTGTGAATAAACTTCTTACGACTTTAACCTTGCTGAATCTACGCTGTCTAGTAGTATCGGGCGTTATAAACGAAGTAACTCCACGATTAATCACATAATAGCTGATTCCGCTGTCATCTTTTTGAACATTGACCGCTATTTTTCCTTGTTTAGTTATTTTACCTGGTTCTGCTGGAACATCACATTTTTCCAAGAATCCCATTTTCATATTTGTAATACTTCTTGAAATAGGACATCCCGCTTCCATACTAGCAATAGCTAGCGCAAATTCTTTATCGCTATATGTATGACCATTCACAGTTGCTCCTGTTATGCCGCAATTTACCACTGCGTGATGGTCCGGTACTTTATCCGAAGCAACAAATACAAAAAAGTGGGCCTGGTCAAAATCCAGTGCTAATTTCCCCAATTCTGTGTTATGTCTACTTTTAGCGTAGCTTATTAAATTATCTGTCTCGCTTTCTGTTGCACTTGGTATAACTATACTGTCAACTCTATTTTCCAAATCGCTCAAGACATCTGTTATTTTTATTGATTCCCTTTCATCTTCCTTTACTCTTTTAACTATAATTTTATAAGGACTTCCAACAAATGCCAAATCTTTTAATAAGTTAAAATTTTCAGTACTCCAGTCTGTCTGTCGCACATCCCCTCTGCTGTTAAAAGTGTAATCCCTGTCATCTTTTGTACTGTCAAACAGCACTACTCCTATGACTCCTTGCTCACTTCTGGCAATGGCAGTTCCTGCTCTTTCTTCGATTTCCAAAACAAATTTTGGACTTCCGTTCATTATTCATCACTCCTTTTACTTAAATATATATTCTTAGCTGGACTATATTCCTTCATATTGTCAATCGCATATTTTATTGGAAAACTTGTATCAAATGTCCCAGTTATAAGACATATCCTCAAAGTTTCTTTTGCTTCTAATGATTTCAGTTCTCCAAATTGTAAACTCATTTTTTCAGAAAAGAATATTCTCCTGTTCTCATCTAAATTTTGTATTTTCTTTTGAATATCCAGCGCCTGCAAAATAAAGTTCCCCAAGTCATCCTGCACTTTAGGCTTTATAATATAAAAATTCAGTATTGCACTGTATTCTTTAGCATTTTTCACAGTAATTCCGTTTATTTCACAAATTACTGAATTTATCACAAAATCCTCGGCTTCCAAGTCATCTGTTATATAAAACGCATAATCAGGATAATCTTTTTCCAGCTCTTCCTTAAATTTTTTAAATACTATGTCAAACATCATATCAGCTCCTAAAATCTATAAATCCGTCCGTATCTATTGTCGTTCAAAAGACTTGAACCGCTGCTATCTTCAGAACTTCCTTTCAAACTTTCCAATAGCTTATAGAGTGTATCTCTCTTATCTTCTGAAATTTTTTCTTTCTCTAGGCTTTCATATATTTTCCAAGCTACATAAAGCTCATTCAATACTCTTTTCGTTTCGGAATCCAAAAATTTATATTTCTCATCACCTATGAAAATTGTTACAAAAATTTTACAATCTGGTATAAGTTGGTTATCAATATAATCAATAAATTCTTGTGCCGTCCTTTTGGAATATCTGCAAACTTCAATAGATACGACTTTAGGAATATAGGATATTTTTTCTAACAACTTTTCATCAAGTTCAGGAGCAGCTCCATTTTCAGAAGTTCCCCCCACCTTTTCCAGCATAATCAATCACTTCCTATTTTGAGTTGGGAACAATGGCGATGCTGTCCACATTAGAAATTTCATATCTGACAATAAAATCTTTAATAGCAACTACTGGAGCAAATGCTGATTTGCAGAACATTTTAGCTCTTGCAGTCTCTTTATTGGCAGCTGTTTCATCCAGTATTTCCTGTCCAACAAATACAAAAGGTTTTCCTGTCGCATCCACTGCTTCAAGTGCCGCAAATACAGGAACTAAAGCATTGTCATTTGATAAATAAATCATATTGTCAGTTGCAATATCTCTGCCATTAAAGTCTTGAGCTGTTCTTAACTTAGAAATTCTTTGTCCCAGCAAGTCTAAATAAACTTGTTTTTCATCAGCAGATAACCCAATTGAATTGGAATAGGCTTTTGCAACTTCAATAAATTCATTGTTTTTGATTAACTTATCAAATAAAGTTCTCCCTAATTCAATTCTGTCCGGCATTACCCCATTTTTTTTCTCATAGTCATCAATTATGTCAAAGAAAAAAGTAACCCAGTTATTAATTTTCTTGGCATCTTTTGCAATCGGATTATTGAACTTAAAATCAATTTCAGTTTGAGAATTTGCTTGAACATATTTCCCTTGCAAGAAAGCATTAGCAGCCATTTTTTCCTTAGTTTTCAGCATCGCATTTTTCAATTTTAAAAGCAATCTGTCTTCCTGATATTTTTGCGGATCAACCATTTGACCATTAATAAAGGTAGCAGTTCCACCATTCATAATAGGTTTTAATTCATAAGAAGCAGCCACAATATCAGGCGTAATTGCCATACTTTCCATACCATTTACCTTTATGAAAGGAATCTCGCTCCCACGCTCAATAATACTTGCTTCAACCAAGTAATCATTCAAATCTTTTAAAAGAATAGTTTCATTGTCGCTCATATATTCAGGATTTGTATTTCCAAATCTGTCCAGGTAGTGCGTCTGCACCTTCGGATCTACAACCGCATATAAAGCCATTAATTTTAATTGTATATCGTTTAACATCTATAATCATCTCCTCTGTTATTTTGCTTCAATATTATCAAATCTTACATTTATTCCGTATTTATCCAGGTTATCAAGTGCCGCATAATCTGTATCAGCCACTCCAACAACAAGTTTTCCATCAATATCACTAGCCCTTACAACTTGAATCTTAACATCTTCAGTTGTCGCATCCACATCTTCATCCGCACCAACATAAAAAGTTTTTGGCAACTTACCTCCAGGTGTGCTGGAATCATATTTCTTATATTTCCCAGTAGTTGTATCATAAACCAATGCCTGACCGTATTTTATAACTTCACCTTGTGCCAATGTAACCGTTTTTCTTGGAAAAAACTCATTTAGCACAATATCTTTTTTCTTATCTTCACCATAAAATTTAACTCTATTTTTCACATCCACCACTCCTTATTTAATATTGTTTCTAGCTTTATATCCTGCTATTTCATCGGCTATCATTTGCTGCTGTCTTGAAACTTCGTCATCATCGCCGCCAAACTCCAGCGGCTTATGCCCACCAAAACTTGGCAAGTTTTCAAACAGTTTAGATAAAATATCGCTTGACTTAACTGATTGATTATCGCCATTTACAGAAAATTCAACAACGCCGTCATTATTTTCAAAAGATTGTTTAACAAACTCTTCAATCCCTAATTTTTTCAAGGCAGGTGTTATCTTGTTAGAATTTTTCAACATAAATTCTCTTATTTCCTGCTCCCTTGCAAACTCTTTTTTAACTTCCGCTCTAATTTCGTCTTCAGTTTTATCAGGCCCTTTGTCTTTTGGAATCTCAACTTTTTTCAATTCTTCTTCAGACAAGGTTTTCAATACTTCATTGACCGCTTTTATCTTGTCTTCGCTTCCAGCTTCCAACAATTTTTTCAAAAAATCTTCAAAATTCATTCCGTCTTTCCCTCCATTATTATTTTTACCTTCGGCACTTCCACCGTCGCTAAATTCAATTATATTATTTTGATTAATCCAATCCATCTCAAATCCTTGAGAAAACTCTCCATCGGCAAAACTTCCGCTATTGCTGACAGCAGGTTCAACCCCAACAGGAAGTGCACCAACACGAGTTATCTCCCCATTTTCAATCTCAACAGAAAGCCTGTCGACCTTACGGTTCTTAAATTCTTTTCTGTCAAATATTTCAACATTATCAGCAACTATCTCATCGCCTTTAACATTTATATCTTTGAACTTCCCAATAACTGGAATTTCATTTCTCAATACTCCAAGTTTTGTAAACTCGCTTGTATGATAAGGGATTATATCCAGCTCTTTCTTATTATTGACAAGACTAGCCAAATGCTTATTATCCCATTTACCTTTGTTGCCGTAATCCCCAGCTTTAAATAGTACAAAAGACATCTTTTGCTCCTTTCTTCTTAAAAAATTTATATAATAAAAAAATCACGACTAAATTAATAATCGTGACTTTTGTAAAATTTAATTATTTCTCTAATTCGTGAATGTCATAATTCATGAATTGCATTCTGCCTATAATATCTTTTTTAATTTCATGCAGCACTTTAAGGCTCTCATCCAGTTTCTTCATTTCCTGAAACAGTTGTAATCCTGACTCAGTTACACCTTTCTGCATTGATTTTAATCTTTTCCAATGTTCGCTAGTTTTTACTAGGGGCATATACGGTTCAAAATATTCAATAATAACTTCTCTTTCAATATCAGAAATATTATTAACTTTAGACAGAATTTCAACTGCATCGTTTTTATCTATTAAGGTCAGACAAGCACTACTTTTATTGGCTTCTGGATTTTCCTTTTTAAAATTTAGCAAGTCTGTCCCTGAAATAACTGTCTTGTTTGTAATTTTTTGTGAAACAGAAAATCTACTTATACCCAAAACATCAGCCAAATCCTGTAGCAGCATTACCACTTTTCCATTATTATGAAATTTTGAATGGCTTTATACCCCCTTTACAAACCCTTTAAAAATCAATGCAACAAATAGATAAATTTATAAAAATAATTTCTTGCTAACAAGATAATCATTAATAATTTTTTTCAAATCCTCTTTATTTTTATCGCTAATTCCGCTAAACTGCCGCTTAGGAATAGTTACCGATTTGGCAAAGTAATCAGTGCCGCCGACTTTAAAATGCAGAACTTTAGCATTCTTAGGCGTTATAGTTCCACCTCTATCGTGAATCCCTGCATAAACTAAATTACTGAATATTGAAATACTGTTTCCCTTTATCGTAGCTGTCCCCAAAGAGCCTTTAAGCATTCCTGTGTCATTAAGCGGTTTCCCTTTTCTGATTTTCAAAGAGGCCCACGCATTTCCCTGATAATCTGTTCCACTGTCAAACCTTTTTCGCATTTCATTTTCCATATAAAACGCTATCTCGTCAAACATTTCTTCCTTACTGACGCTTCCAAGTCTTTCCTTAAAACTGGAACCTACACTATCGAGATTGGTTGTCATAGTAATTTTCATAATAAGTCCTTTCACAAAAAAATCACAGCTAAATTAATAACTGTGACTAGTTTTCAGTAGTTATTCGTACCCGTACTCTTTTTCTTCTTCCTCTGTTAAAAAACCGTCATTAGCCGAATCGAATGCCTCAGAAATTATTGCTTTTATTCTTTCTTTTGGCGTCATTTTTGCAAATCTTACATTTCTTTCCTCTTGAGTTTCTTCAGGTTCAAACATGTCATCAGAAATACCTTCTTCAAATATCTTTTGCCATTCATCTAACGATTTTTTTTCTTCCATTCCTTCCACTCCCTTTCAATAAACTCGCCTATCATTTTTGAAATTCTTCGTGGTTTTGGATTGTTATTATACTCACTCCAAGCTTCAGCTATAAATTCTTCCCGTTGATTCACCGCATACCTAGATAATCCATTTTTTATTTCAATTTTGTTTTGCTCATAGAATTTTTTTACATCATTATTTTTAGAAATTCCCAGCAATTTGTCAATCTGATGCCCAAATTCATGATCAAAAATAGATTTCATTGTATCACAGCCAACAGGTTTCCATCCGTTAGCAACTTGTCTTTTTCTTTCAGCAATCACATTATCATAATTGCTATAGTAATTTGAGTTCAATGATATTCCAGCATATTTGTTTATTATTTCTATAATTTCGTTTTCAGCCGGATCATCCCCAAACTTAACACCATACAAGGCTTCCGCTGTTCGATTATTCTTAATTTTCAAGCTACCTAAAATATCGTTTATCATATCTTTCGCCAATCTATTGTTCTTAGCATAATTTCTCAATTCTGCTTCCAGTAATTCATTTCTTTTCTGTATACTTCCGACAAACTTAATCTGTTCCGCAACTTCAGGATATTTACTCTTCATAGCCGCAAGTCCACGATTCCACTCATTAGCACAGCGAACATCAATACCAGTATAATCCGCTTTCACTTTCAATACTTTTTCAGCATAGCTATTCGCTTCTTTAACTGTCTTTATCGAGTCAATTATACTACTATCGCCATCTTTTTTCAATGGTTTGGCAACTACAAAATCAGGAATGTCAAACTTATCAGCAAATACTTCCACCTTTTGCCTATAACTATTCTCAAGTGTTTCTATATAGTCAACATCGCCTATATTATCCCCAAAACTTCCCACATCCAAGCCAATGTCATCACTGCTTACAACTTCACTCGGATCTACTTCATCTTCAGTTAAGGACACGGTATAACATCTGCAGTTAAATCCATTTGGCGGAAAGTATTTGTCAGCTTCAGGCGTCCCCACTTTAAATATTTTCCCGTCAAGTTCCTTTGTATGCTGCTGTTCTCTTCCATCTAAGATACCGCAGTAGCGATAATATGGATAACGCTCTTTGTACTTGTCAACCTTCAAATGAATACCAGCGTTGTAGGCGTGATTCATATTTGTTCTGAATACGGTTTTTAAATATCCCTCATTTAGCTTTAATCCGCTCTCTGACAGTATTTTATCAACATCTTTTTTCCAGTCTTTAAATGTTCCGCCATTCTCGAGTGTATTCGACATCTGCTTAAATATTTTTTCTGTCACATTGACATCCGTGACCTTCTTTATCCAAAAATACTTTTGCCTTGAATAATCCATTTCTTTTTCCACATCAGTGTATAAGGCGGGATGTTTTTTCAGGAAATTATCAAGTGCGGCATTCTTTGTCTTGGTTCTAGTATTTGCAAATTCTGTTACTCCGTTATCGACCATAGCGGCATTGTCAAATCCCTGCAAAGTCGACATCAGCATTAAATCTTCCAGTATATTTTCATAGTTAAAGTTCAAGTCGTAGAAATCTGAAATATCTTTAGCTTTTTCTATCTTTTCTCGTACAGCTTTCAATACATCCTTCTGCCATCTTTTAAAATTATTTTCAACAAATCTGTCAAATCTAGTCTGATTCCTTTCAATTAATTTTCGTTTCTCATTTATTTTATTGATGTTCAGTTTTTTTTTACCTTTGGCGAACTCACTTACTTCAGTCTTCTCTACCTCCACCAAGTCAATCACATCTACGCCCAGCATTTCTGCTATCTTATCTTTAGTAAAGGCATATCCGCTCTCCATAATTTTAACTATAGAGTTCACTTTCTCAGTCATAGTTTTCGCTTTCTTATCTTCCAGCTCCAATGTTTCTTTTTCGTCAATCTCTTCGACAAACTTAAAATAAAACTTGCTGGGGTCGTACCCATACAAGACAGAATCCAGCTCGATAAGTTTTTGAATCCAGTCCCTAATCTTTTTGACTTTAGATTCTATCTTATAATTTTGCTGTTCTTTATGAACTTCACCCAAGGCCCTGTTACCGCTATTACCATCCACTCCAACTACTAATGTACTTCCAAGTAAATATCTCTGCACGGCTTTTGACTTCTCGCTTAATAATTCCTGATAGATTTCAGGCTTCAAGTCATCTAATTTAATAAATTTTATGAAGTCATCAAGCGATTTCTCCCCGGCACTCGGTACTGCCAGCACATCTTTACCTTTAGCATTTTTTAAATCTTTAGCCTGTGCTTCCACATCTTTTTGCCTAGCTTTAATAACTTCTGGCGGATCTGTTTCAACAGCAGGTTCATAAGCGAATACCGTTATAATGTCCCCATATTTTTCTATAATCGCATTTAACTTACTCTCCAAATGCTCTTTAGCCTTGAATACTGGAACAAGCGGCAACAAATCTGAACTTCCCTGTAAATTATCCAGTCTTTCTTCATTAACACAAACTAAAAAACGGTTGGGTTCTTTCGCAATAACAATCTCACTATCACGAGTTTTAATCATCCAACCGTTATCCTTGTTATATTTTATATATTTATTCGGCAACAGTACCAAATCAGCAATCACTGTTCCACCTGTATCATCTTTGTCATAAATAATCTCAAATATAGATTTCTTATATATTTCCGATCTCAGCACATTTTCCAAAAGTTTAACCATATTAAAATTATTAAATCTTTCTTGAATGTTTTCAGCTGTCTCAAAATACTCAGGCACATCCGTCTCAATTTTCCACTCTTTCGATGTCACACTTTGTGTCATAAGCTGTATAGCCTGTGCCACATCGACATCAGCCAACATCTTCTGCAATGTATCATCATCAATATCTCCGCTATAGGAAACCGAACCAAGCGATATTATTTCTTTTACCAAAGCACTCACTACATTTTCCCTGATACTCACATTTCCTCCTTTCTACACACTTATAAATTTTCTAATATATCTTTTTGAATTTTGAATCAAATCATTTATAACAATACCCGCATAACTGCATACATCAACAGCGTCATCATGTAATGCATTTGGAAATTTCAAAAGTTCCTCTTCAAGCTCAAAAAGTTTATCCAAATTTTTATTGAAATAAACTTTCCCATTTTCAAACATAACTGATATGTTCAAGGCCCTTGTCATTTTATCTGTATCGGCTTTTAACTCCTTTAAGGGCATTCCCTCTCTGTTTGCCTGCTGAATTATCCCAATACCACTACTTTTGCTTTCTATGGCTTGAAATCTCAACTTATATCTATTCCTAAATTCCTTAATCACATTCCATTGGTCAGGAACTTCTAATCTTTCAAGTATTAAGTCAATTAAATACAAGTTCCATTCCCTGTCGCACATAAAAGTGGCAATTGCCGTATAATCACTATTCTTTCGAGTACTCATAGCGGTATCTATTGTTTGAAAATAAAAGCAATCTTTCACATTTACATTTTTATCAGCAGTTTTGATGAAGTCATTATCAATATCGAAATATTTAAAGTACTGCCGTTTAAAAAGTCCGCCGTCTTCAATTTGGGGCCTCTGCTGATAAAGTGCCGCAAATTCACGGCTACCTATCGCCTTTTTAATATTTTTAAGTTCTTTCAATCCGTACCGTTCTTCCCATAATGCCTCCCCAACATTTCTTCCTAAAATATCATTTTCTTCGGCAATCGCTGGAAGCACAATACCATCAAAAACTTCTCCTGTACCGCTTTCCATCTCTTTAGAAATCCTACCGACCAAGTCATCCTCATGCCACCTAGTTTGAATAATTATAATCCCGCCACCGGGTGCCAATCTTGTCCGAATAGTTGACTGATACCATGCCCAGACCTTGTCTCTTTGAAGTTTACTGTTAGCGTCTTCTCTATTCTTAAACGGATCATCAATAATCGCAATATGTGCCCCCTTACCCGTTGCACTTCCTCCAACACCTGTACTCACAACAGCACCACGATGTTCTGAAATTCCCCAGTTATCACCAGCACTCTTATCCCTGTCGATGATATTATTAAAAATCCCAGTCCCATTTTTACTGTGCTCCCTATAAGTATCTCTTGCTATTTTACCAAAATCTCTAGCCAAATCCATTGAATAACTTGCGATTATAATCTCATAATCAGGATTATTCCCAATTATCCAAGCAGGAAATTTCTTCGTCATAGTTTCCGATTTAGAATGTCGTGGCGGCATACAAATATAAAATCTTGGACTTTTACCAGCTTTCACATCTTCCAAAAACTGCTGGGCCTTATCAGTCAAAAACTGTATATGCCTAGAATTTTTATATCTTCCATTCCCATCAAAAATAAGGAAATCTAGCAAATTCCGTCGTGAAAGCTCCTTAGTTGCTTCCAGCCGTATCATTTCCATCTTATCCACCCTTACCACCAGCTAACGCTCTTAACTCTTCGATAGTAAGTCCAGAAAAAGGATTGGTATTTAATTGTCCTGACAGCTGCATTTTCTCAATATATTCACCATCCATTTTATTCAAAATATCCAAAGCCTTTAACCTGTCCTGTATTTTCTCTTTTCCATTTTTAATAACTTCCGTCAAAAATTCTCTTCTTTCAATAGCAGTCATTATCCTACTAGTTTTAGTTTTTTCTCGTAATTCTTTTATATATCCCACCAATGTCGTATTTCGTAGTAATTTAGGTGTATTCTGTCTTGCATATCTTTCTTTATACCCAGCCTTTATTGCGGATTCAGTAGCATTTCCACTAGCTACATAATATTCACAAAAAGACTTCTGCCTTGCATTTAATTTCAATACTACCATCTCCTTCCGTAACAAAAAAAAGACAGCCTTTAAACTGCCTTATGCTTATATAAAATCAAGGATTCACAAGTACTTAACTCATACTCTTACATCTTGACATATTATAACATATTGAAAATTATATACAATATCAAAAAAGTATCATTTTTCAATTTAATATATTTTTTATTACATCATCTGAAAATATAACTAGTTGCAACTGTCTAATCATTTTATTTTTGTATCTCTTTGCAGTTATAACACTTATATTTAATTTTTCAGATATATGCTCAAATGTTAATTCATCAAAATACTTCATTTCTATTATATCGTAATACTTGTTATTTCTAATTGTATCTAAAGCCCTTTCAACCATATTAACAACATTTTCTATTCTTGCAATTTCTTCTTCTAATTTTTCTATCTTATTTTCAACCTTTTCTAATTCGGACAGATAGATCTTGCTAGCCTGCACATTAACCTCTGTTTTCTTTTTCTGAATTGATATACCCTCTTTCTTCAAATCCTCTATAAGCATATTTTTGGAATCAATAGCACCTTTCAATAAAGATAACTCTGATAACAACTTTTCTGTCTTTTGAAATGGTGTTAATTGTTTCTCTGTTTTTATTTCCTTGTCAGTTTTCATTTTTTCTATTATTTTATCTGCTATTCTGTCTATATCTTTTTCATTCATATATACTTTTCCCCTTTCTGGATATTTATACTCTAATTGCAAAAAAACTTATAATCCAAATCAATCCGTAAATCACGGATAGATTTACAATCATAGCAATCAAAAATGCTATCAAGTTGCTTATGTTGAATTTGAATGTTTTTGCCTTATTTTTAAATACAATAACTAAGCCGTAGATGTATCTTACCAGCACTAAAGTGGCTGTTGCCGTGATTAAAGCATTTATGATTCTTATTATTATTTCCATTTATTCCTCCTAATTTCTATCGTTTTCCCAACATCATCCAAACGTTCTTTATACCATTTTGCCGACATCAGTAATTTTCTAATTCAATCGACTTTTCGCGACTAATCTTTTTTGCCATAAATACTGTGTTTGTTTGTATTATCTCAGCCAAAACGACTTTCTGTGACTGAACTATTTCAAAAAAGAAATTCCAAATAATACTAACA